GATGGCCTGCAGGACGCCGTCGATCGTCTGGCCGATGCTGCCCATCTGCTCCATGGGCTCGGCGGGCTCGTCCTCTTCTTCAGGCATGGCGGGCATGGCAGGCATGACCGGTGCGGGGCGCGCGGCGCGCATGGGGCGAGGGGCGGCCACGGGAGGGTCAGCCAGCTCGCGGATGAAGTCTTCGATCGGCACTAGTATACCCTCGTGGAGTTGTAGCCAGTGTCGGGGTCGATGGTGACGGTGCCATAGCGATTGACGGCGTCCTGTGCTGCACTTTCCCCGGACTTACGCAGCGCGGTGTCGCCGGCATAGTCGCCGCCATACATGTCAGCGATGCCAATGCCGGCCTTGGCTAGGCCGCCGGCAAGCTGGCCATAGGACGAGGCGCGGGTGTTGCTCGCCGCGAAGTCGTAGGCGCTCTTGGTCTGCTGCCCCTGCCAGATGGCGCCGGCACCGCCGTAGCGCGAGCCTGCCGCCTGGTAGTCGTTTACGTTCGCGGCGTTCCTGCGGTCGCGGGCGCGCTGGTCGCCCTCGAACATCGCCACGTCTCCGGCATAGTCGCCCTCGGCCAGGAGGCCCGCTGTCATGCTGTCGTCCACCGCAGCGCCAGAGGCGGCCATCACGGCCTGCGCCCGGCCTGCCATCAGGCGGCCCTTGCGCTTGGCCTCGATCATGGCGCGCTGGCCCTTGCCGGCCTCGTCGTTCGCCGCAGCGCGGTTCTGGGCGGCCTCGGACTCCTGCTGCTTGGCCTGCGCTTCCATCTGCTGCTGGCGGATTTGCGCGTTCTGCATGGCAACCGCGCCGGCCTGCTGCTGCGCCGCTGCCTGATTCTGCGAGCCGATGAACTGCATGCCAGAGCCCAGCACGGTCATACCCAGGCTAATCATGGTCATCATTGACATGGGCTCAAAGCGCGCCTTGTCGCAGAATAGCTGCGGTTGCCACGGGTGGCGGTTAGTCGACATGGTCGGGATTCCTCCGCATTACGGGTCCGCGCTCGGTCATCTGCCCGGTCAGCTCAAAGCCGAACTTGGACAGCAGCGGCACCGACGTTGACTCGCTGGCAACCGCAAAGACGGGCACACGGTAGCTCTTGATGAACTCCTCCAGCTTGCGTGCCGCTCGCGCCTTGTCCTTGGTCCGGGGGCGCATCTCTTCCTTCATCTCGCTGAAGGCAATCGGCGCGCGGCCTTGCATGAACACGCCGCCCACGCCCACGGGCTTGTCGTCCAGCATCGCGACGTAGCCCCGAAAGGTGAACTGCGGCGGCCCGCCATAGTAGGCGGCGGCGGTGTCAGCCGTGGCCTCGTGGAAGGTGACGTTAGTTTTTGTCATGAGATTCGATCCCCATGACGATGCCTAAAACAGTGCAGGCACGCGGCGCAGAGGCGCGCAGGCAGATGCGGGCGTCGCTGTCCCATGTCCCGTCGATCGGGAAGGACGGCTCGTCGTAGGCCCGCCAGATGTAGTCGGGATCGACAATCTGCTCGTTCTCGACCAGCGGCAGACCTTCGAGGTTGTCGAAGTCCTGCCCGTACTTGAGGCCGCGCGCGTGGGTGTCGGCCAGCACGACCGCGATGCTCTTGGCGATCTTCCTCTGCGTGAGAGGGGCGCTCGCCTGCGATGCGACGGCAAGCTTGGCCGTCTTCCAATCAGCATTGTATGGAAGCCCGGCATAGACCGCCGTGGCGGCTGTATCGAGGGTGATCGAGCCACCTGACACGGTGTAGGTCTTGGGCGTGTCGTCGGTGCTGCTCACGGTCGGGCAGACGCCATCCTGCCAGACAACCAGCGCCTCGCCCTCAAGGTGGCTGAAGCCCGGAATCGTGACCGTCGAGGCGCCCGTCCAGCGCACGCCACTGTCGCCAATGCGGTTGTCCGCATAGCACTGCGCCTGGCTCTCGAGCGCCCACTTCTCGAGGTATCGCTTGGTCACGCCGCCGATCGTGCGGTTCACGAGGTAGTAGACGCGGTCCTCTTCCGGGGTGTCGTCGCCCGGCAGGATGACGACGTCCTCGATCAGACCGTCAGTGGTCGCCGTCAGCCAGCACGTCACGCTCTCGATCTTGTCGAACAGCAGAATGCAGGCGGTGCCGTCAGCCCGCACGAAATGCACGCGGGTATCGGGATGGCGCTGCACGGCAACGCGCACGAACCCGCCAGGCAGGCCAATCTCGGGGATCACCGCGGTCAGGTCGTTCGGCACGTAGGTGTAGCTGCCGCCGTCGTAGGACAGCTCGGTGACGCGGCTGGTGCTGCGGCTTACGAAGATGCCCGACGTGTCGATCCGGGCGCACGGGAGCATGGCCGTGCCGGTGTTCGATACAGGCTTGAGGCCGAACTTGGTCTGCGTCAGCGGCTCATCGAAGCTCGACGCCTTGGCCACCAGCGCAGAGCCGGGCGCCCCGATCAGCAGATGAAGCAGCGGCATCATCCAGTTGATGCTGTCCACGGGGCCAGAGCCCAGGCTCTTCTTGATGGTCCTCTGGTCGCCCTCGTCCAGGTCGTTGAAGTCATCGAACAGGTCGGAGGCGCTGCCCCAGATCGTGTCCTTGCCGGCCCAGAACAGTCGGCCATCGAACAGGCACACGGCACTCGGATAGCCCCGGCGAGGCGACCACGCGCCCTCGTACCAATCGGCTGTATACTCGTCGGCCTTGCCAAGGTCGGCCAGGACGGACGCGCTCATCTCCGTCGCGCTCACGTAAGTGTTGGCGCGCACGACGCCCGTGATCGAGCCGGCAGAGAAGGTCAATTCTGCCGTCAGGTCGTCGGCCGCCGTGTAGCCGCCGGTCTTCACGCCGATGCGGTAATAGATGATCTGGTTGTCGAGCGTGTCGCTGTAGTTGACGGTCTGCACCGCGGTGTAGGACGTGACGTCGGCCCAGTCGCCGGGCGTGCCGACCGAACGCTGCAGGGTGACCGTCGTCGTCGCCGTGAAGGTCGGCCCGGTCAACTCGATGCTGAACACGCGCCCGGTGCCGATGCCGGTCACGCGGATGTAGTCTGAAAAGGTGTTCTCTGCCTGGATGCGCTCCGACACCTGCTGGCCTGCAGAGGTCAGGCGGAACAGCGAGCCGGCGTTGGTCGACTTGAAGAACGACCGCTCTGCCGTCAGGGTCACGTCGCCAGTCAGGGCGGACGCCTTGAGGCGCACTGGCCCTGTATTGAGAGACAGGAACGGCCCGTCGTCCGGGGTGTAGTCGACCACCGACCACGACCGCGGCGAGGACGCGCCCTGCCGCTCGATGCGCTTGGGCTTGATGCCCTGGCAGGCCACGAAGATCACGTCGCCAGACTGCTCTCCACGCACATACTGGAGGTTCGCCGTCGCCCAGGGCGTCGGGATCTCCATGTCGGCAGCGGCTTGCCCCAGGGTCACGCTGTCGACGAGCGCAGACGTATCGTCGGAGTGTGACAGGCGGACGAAGAAGTCGCCGGTAGGGGTGATGGCAATGGAATGCTGGCCAACCCGCAGCGTGCGATCTGTCAGGTATTCGTCGCCTCCCTCAGTGCTGCCGATGCGGAGCGTGACGGCCTCGCGGGCCACGACGATGGCAAGAGCGTGCTCGACGCTGATGTTGCCGCCGGCCACCGTGAACTTGCGGTCGCGGATGGCGGACGCCGTGCCGTTGCCCAGCATGGAGAGATAGCCGCCCGTAAGGAAGGCCGAGATGCCACCGCTCTCGTCGTTGTCCTTCCAGTCGCTCACGTCTGTGGCGTCAACGAACGTGCTGGTCACGTCGGAACTCGAGTCCCAGGTCGAGCCGCCAGAGTTCCAGCGGTACATGGTGCTGGTCACGGCAGGCCGGGTGATGATGGTGTCGTCGATGCGGACCCGCATGTAGCCGTTCGTCAGTTCGACAAGGGCCGTGTCGTCGGCGTTGAACACGAACGGGAGGTGCGCCGCCGCCCCGTTGCTCTTGGTCGAGCCGACATACTGCAGGCCGGGCCGCAGCATCATCGAGCCCATGACGCGGGGCATCCAGTTGACATAAGTCTCGGCCGACAGGGCCATTCGTTTTATGTCGATCCTGGCCAAAGCCAGAGGCGACACAAGACCTCTGTTCATAGCTAGGAAATTGTGGAGAACCTTGGCCAACCTAGCCGATCAGCCGGCTGCGGCTGCCTCTGTCGCCGTTCATGCCCCGGCTCCCGCCGCGCGAGGAAACCCACATTCCGCGCGGCGCGAACTGCGTGGGCTTCTCCATGGCGTCCGATGACTTCACGTCCAGAAGCGCACGCTTGGCGTCCTTGGCGATCTGGGCGCGGTCGGCCCTGGAACCCGTCAGGCGCGGCAGGATGCGCCACGCCAGACGCAGTTCGGCGTACCGCGTGAAGTCTTCAGGCCATGCCGTTAGATCGCCGCCATAGGTGGAATCGTCGGACACATATCGGACGTAGAGAGGCTCGACGTCGGCGTACCAGAAGCCGGCCTCGACCTGGTAGCTGGTCAGCGGCGTGGCGTACCGCTCATCTGAACACAGGCCGACCGTGCGGACGAGGTCTGTGGGATGGGAGAAGGCGAATCTGTAGCCGAAGTCGGTCGTCGTATCGGGGTCATACTCGATCTCGATCGAACGGGTGGCGAACGAGAACTGCCCCGCCCCCAGAACGTCGCGGACGAAGCCGTCGTTCCAGACGTCGTCCAGCATGTGACGCGGGGCGTAGTCGTCAGTGAGGGTGGCAAGCTTGCGCTCACCACACTCCCGTAGACTGGCGTTATAGAGGCCGAGCCGGGTCGCCACGGCTTACGCCGCTTCGCGGTCGGACAGCGGCGTCGCCAGCCAGGCCTTGGCAGCGGCCTCGCTCGAGAAGCCTTCACGCAGGGTCAGCTTGTCGGCCACGCGCGTGATGCGCCACTTCGCGGTCGGACCCTTCCAGGCGACCGTGTACTCGTCCTCCGAAGGCGCCGCGATGGCGTCGAACTGGGTGAAGGCCAGCAGGCCGGTCGCGACCTCGAGCGGCCCCACGGCGCGCACGATCAGCTCGGCGTACCAGCTCGCGTCCTGCGACAGGACTTCGATGCGGTCATTGACGCGCATCAGCCGGGCCACATGCGTCCAGAACGCGGGCCGCAGCATGTCTTCCTTGGTGATGTCTTCGGTGGGCCGGAAGATCCACACGTTGCGTGCGGTCTCCTGCGGCTGAACCTGGCCAGCGGTGGCCTTGCCCTTGATCTTGTGGATGGCCGGAACGTCCGGGGTCTCATTACTCACAGGGATATCCTTCTGATGTGAGAATGCCGCCGCGATACGCTACGCGGCGGCGGCATCCCTGAGACCGGCGGACGGATGCCCGCCGGGTGTTATCGTCCCTCCGGAGAGGGTTAGTCGCCGGTCGTCGCAGAGCCGATGACAGTGCCGGCGCTGAGATTGACCGAGTAGGGGTAGGTCGTGCTGACCGAGTCGACCTTGTGCGAGCTGATCGCGGTCGCCGCGGTCGTGCTGTCCTTGTGATAGACGATGTCCCCGGCCTTCATGCCGAGATTGCCGCCGTTGGTGATGAAGGCGTCGGCATCGACATCGCCGGTCGCGTCGGCCGACGTGTGGTACCAGATGCGGAGACCCGCAATGCCCTGCGTGAGCAGGATCGGGGGAGCGGAAGTGCTGTAGGCCATGGTGCTGTGTTTCCTTGAAGAGAGAGCGGTTGCCCTACCCCGTGAGGGGCAGGGCTAGGCTGGGTTAGAGAGCGGCGAAGGCTGACCCATCATGAGTCA